CCGCCAGTTATGGTTGAAGTCCCAAGAAGTACGTTCTGCACTGTCCCGCCGGTTATAGCAGGAGTCCCGATAACGGCTGCCGCAATACTTCCTCCTGTTATTTGAGAAGTGCCAATCAATGCCGCCGATATCGTTCCACCTGTTATAGTTGAGGTTCCAACTAACACACCTGATAAAGTTCCTGCTGTAACTGAGATTGTACCACCGTTAATTATTGGACTTCCTAAAGTAGCGGCATTCCATGTAGTGCTCCAAGCTGAAGTTCCATTACCTGATCCGACTAAAATCTTATTTGCAGTCGGCGTTCCTGCACCAACTCCAACTTTTGCCTCCAAAGCCTCAGCAATATCATTTACTGTTCCATGAATACCAGAATGAGTAAAATCTGCTACAGTCGAAGTTCCAGACGGATTACTTAATGAGTCCAATGAAGTCGGATAATTCGCCATATTGTCGAATTTCTAAACTTATAATTTATTTTTCGTAATGCACTGCAAAACTGGCTGTTGCGGCTGAGGCTTGAGTTCCATTGGCTACCGCAGTCCAAGTCATGTCTGTTGTCATCGGTACGATTGTTCCGTAATACGCTGTTCCCGACTCAACTTGAGCTTGTGAAATCATTGTTCCACCTTTGCTATCTATAAGTGCTAAAGTCGCCGTTCCTGTTCCGGTTAAGGCTGGTGTAACAAAGGTAACTCCTCTTGTAACACCTTGAAAAGTATTTGTAACTGTTCCGGCTGAACCAGCACTCCCCATAACAAATGTTCCGAAACCTGTCGCAAAAGCACCTCCCGTAATTTGGAAAGTAGTCGTTCCTTCTGTCCCAAAAGACGCATAGTGAAGATCATTTAAACTAGACATAATATTTTATCCCTTAATTTAATTAATATTTAAAGTGATCGCATACGGGATAGACTGCATATCACTTGAAATAAAGTTTAATGTAGATATAAAAGTTAGTCAAGTTTTTCAACAAGATTGGGATAAATTTCCTTTTCCGTGCGTTCAAGCCAGAATTTCCATTTAGTGTTAAATGTAGTCTTCAAGTCAAAGTTCTCAACCACAAACTTGCGTGCTTCTTTACCCATTTTAACCCTATCCGTAGCATAAACCGCCTCCATTTTCTCATAAAGCGAGTCAACACTTGGTATTCCAATATAGCTTTGCAGATGAGTATAACGTTTATAAGCTACTTTAGTCTTGTATCCGGTAACGCCTTCTATAACTAAATCTTTCATAGCGGTAAAATCGTTGGTGATTGCCGGAACTTCACACGCTCCCGCTTCAATTAACGGTACTTCAAACCCGCCATTGGTTGACGGAGCAAGCAGACAATCTATAGAGTTATATATTTTTACCATGTCGGCTTTCGATACTTTAAGCAGTTGTGTATAGGGCGGGGTATTGTAGATATTCTTTATTTTTATTGCGTTGGCATAAGTATCTATCGGAAATCCGCCTTGCTGTTGAAGAAGCACGTGAAAGTAAATACCGCTATTTGGGTATTTGTCTTGAAATCTTTTAAAAGCATCCAATACCTCCTGAAATGACTTGCGGGACGGATTGTCTTTGTTGGCAGCTACCATTCCAAACAAAAACATATCTTCCGGTATGCCTAAAGTTTTTCTGATCTCTGCTTTTTTGTTCGAGTTAACAAATAACTCGGTATTGACTGTATGCGGGATAAAAGTTGACGCTGTACCTAACTTCTCAAGTTGGTGAAAACCGAACTTTGAATAGGTGATTATCTTGTAAGCAAGTTTTAGTTTATTAAATATCCCCATTGGTATCGGGTCGTGATCAACCGGCACAATTGGACAAAAACGTTTTAACTCTCTTATATTATTATCATCCAACACCCAAATATCTTGTAAGGTGATTGTGACATCGGCGTTAAAGTCCTGTGAGTGAACAACCATAGCGTCTGATCCCCACGGATGACCCATTTTAGGATACTGTAAAATACCATCCAATAGGAAAACTCCTCCTTCTTGTCCATAAAAATTACTTATCGCTAAAGGATAACCCTCATCTCGAATTAATGGTAGCAAGTCCTGCATCTGCTGGGCGTAACCGCTAGGACTCCAAATCGCATTAGATGAAAACATTATTCGTAATTTTTTTGGTGTCATTTAATTAAAAAAAGTTTAATCATTATAGCAATCAACATAAAATAAATTAATATTATTAAACCTAAACTAGAATTATCTGAATGACTTTTAAAACTTTTTGTTGTTAATTCGTAATATATTTTTTCTAAAATACGTTCGATCTCTGGTGCTCTTATATTAATTTCTTTTTCTATAGTTTCTAAATCTATTCGTGAAGTACGTTTTTTTCTTTCAATTTCTCTATTAAACTGGTTTTCAGCTTTAATGTTTCTATTTTCCCACATTTTATTCAGATTTATTTTCATATGGCTTACCGGTATCTGAAATTAACCATTCAACATAATCAACGATGTCAGGTTTAAAGTGTATATGATAGTTGTATTTCTTCTCAAACTCTCCACCGGCAAAGTGATATGCCTTAATAACCATATCATGATCTGGATAATTGTCTGGGCCTTTAGGCAAAACTACTTTGTATTTTTCACCGTCTTTTTCAAGTCTAAATCGTAATCCTTCACCCTTTGCAACCAATCCATGAAAAGCACAATAATTATTTTCTATATTAGGATGATCAAAACACTTCACCCGATAGTCGCCGTAGTGAGCCATCACGTTCACTAAATCCTGTTCACGATATTGTAAACGCCAGAAATACTTACTATTACACAACTTCCATAAATGATTTAAAAAACTTTCTGAAGTAAAAGCGATCAGTCCGATATTATAATATTCGTTTGGCGGTATTCCCCAACCACCGCAAGGCTTGTAGTGCAAAGGATCGACCCTGTTTATATTTAAAACTGTCCCTAGATCATAGTTTTTACGTTGTTCGACTATATAATCAAAGTCCCCCATAATAATCTGGTCGGCATCTAATCTGACTACAAGTTCATAGTCTTTGATTAACTCTTTGGCAAAAAGCGGCGTCAACCTAAACATATTGTCTTTGTGGTCTTTTACATTCACGCCTTCTATAAACTCTTTGGTTTTAGTAGCTTTATCAAAATCTTCTTTCCCGTAGGTTATTAGTGGATATTTGCTGTTAAACTTCATGAACGAGTTGCGCATCATCTTGTAGTATTGTTGGTTAATCTCGTTGAGAGCGACTGTAAAGAAGCAGACCGGAAGTTTCATGTTTTTACAGTATAAGTGAGAAAAAACAATTTGTCAACAAAAAATAACCGGCAGCTTTTACACCACCGGCTATTTTTAGGTTGCATTATGCCGCAATATATGTTGCATCGTATTCTGCATTATAAGTTGGTAGCGCTTGAACAATATAAATGTCCGTAATTGCAAGGTTTTTTGTCCCCGCAAATGAATGGGTAGTTGCCGACACTAAACTACTATTAGTAGTCCCTTTATTCAAACCAGTTAATGTCGCATTGTCAACCCACGTTATCATTTTTACGTCTGATGTCGCACCTAGTCTATATCCCAATCCAAACCGGCACTCAACTCCTGCGGTAGTTCCCACAGCTACACCTAACGTAGCTGTTCCATCCTCCTCTGTCGCAGTCCCGAATGTAACCGTTCCTGCAGTGATGGTTTTATAGATATGAGTTCCTGCCGCTGTTGTAGTTTCAGTTCCTGAAAGTGCAATAGTTTCGGTTATTGTTTGTCCAAATTGATTTGTTCCTACAAGATAAGCGCTTCCCGCACAGATTGAACCTGACGAGTTTGTAACCGTTACAAGCGGTGTTCTCGGATAATCAGCTTGTTGGTTCAACATTACAAACGCTTTCGCTTGACCCGATGAACCCGCCGCTGCCGTTCCGAACCAAGACGCCGATGTTGACGGATAGATGACTTTAGTGTACTTATATTGATCCACTTCATCTTGGGTTACCTTATCTCTTCGGGTTATACCCGATCTATAACTGTCAAATTCAGGATGATATTTCTTTAATCCTGGCATTTTCTTTCACCCCTTTCTCTATTTAATTTCTAATTACCAACTTACGAACAGACGTTTTTAGTTTCTGCTTCTGCATTATAAGTTGGAATTGCTTGGACAGTATATACATCTGTTGCTGCAACAATCTTTGTTCCTGCAAACGAATGAGTCGTTGCTGAAACCAAAGTTGAGATGACCGTTCCTGCAGTTATCCCCGTTGCCGTCCCATTATTGATCCAAGAGACCATTTTAACATCAGACGCTGCCCCTACCTTATACCCTAAACCAAATCTTGCAACTTGGTTTGCGGCTGTACCAATCGCTGCTCCCAAAGTTGCTGTGGCAAGCGCTGTTCCTTGCGCTCCTGTATTAGCTAAAACCAAAGAGCCGGCGCTTATCGTTTTGAAGATTTTGGTTCCTGCCCTCGTAACACCCGATGTTCCTAGAGCACTAATTTCTTCAGTTTGTGCATAACCAAATTGATCAGTCCCAGTAAGATAACAAGTGCCTGATGTAATCGTTCCTGAAGCACAAGTTATTGTTAAAAGCGGTGTTCTTGTGTAATCAGCCTGTTGCTGTAACATTACAAACTCTTTCGTTTGAGTTGCTGATCCTGCTGCCGCTGTTCCAAACCATGATGCTGACGCTGTCGGATAGTAAATATTGGTATAAACGTATTCATCCACCTCATCTGGTGTTACTTTATTTCCAGAAAATCTAACATCTGGATAGTGTTTTTTAAGTCCAGGAGACATAAAATAACAATTATGCTAATTGTAATTCACCCCCTTTCGATAACGCATTTATAATTTGTAATTCCGTTAACTCTTTAGCTTCTAAAAATATTATTTGCCAACCATATTTATTAAATATTTTTTGTCGATTTTTCATCCATTGTTCTGAATTTCCTCTAAATTTATCTTTGTGTTCTTTCCAATAAACTTCAACTGCTTTTTTTTCTCCATTAATATTAATAAAATCTGGATTTTTACGTTCTATCCAAAACTTACCATTACCAACGAATTTATAAGGTAGATTATGTTTTTCAATAACTTTTTTAACCTTAATTTCTAAACTTGACATTGGTCGTCTAATCAAAGATTTTCTTATTTGTTCTATTGTAAATTTTTGTTTTAAACGAATTTCTCTTAATTTTGCTTTAGTTTCTTCGCTATGATGCTTTCCTAACATTGGTGAATTACAACCTTTTTTAGCTAAACTCATTTTCTTTCTTGCTTCTAATGATACTTTCTTATCCATTAATGCCCTACTTAATTTATCACGCCACTCTTTGCTAAAAACCCTACCTTTATTAGCAGTAGTTTTACCCAACTTTCCTTTTGATATTGATGAACATTTCTTCCCTTTATTCCAAGTTGGTCTACCTTTAAGACTTTTCCAATAACACTCAAAACTACAAAATTTTTGTCCACTTTTAACTAAATATCTAAAAACCTTATATTTCTTTTCGCATAATTTACAAATAGACTCTAACAAGCTATTCACCCCCTTCCCTAAAAAGTTTATAATTTCTAACTACTTTTTAGCTTTCTTTTTTGGTCCTTCGACTACTGGCGCTACTGGAACTGGCAGTTGAACCTCTGAAGATTCCTCTTCTTTCTTAAGAAGCTCAAAATAAGCCAACGCCTGTGCCTGGTTCATTGTCCCAAGCTCCCGCATCGCCTGAAGTCTTTGTCTTTCTTCCGGTGTCATATTTAGTTATTAACTTCTAACAACTGCTTTGATTTTCCTTTTATTACCTCAACTATCTTTTGTCCCTGTAAATAGGCTAAGTTCTTTTTACCTAAGTATCTTTCTATCGGTCTTCCTGAGTTGATCATTCCTGACTTTAGGTATGAGGCAACTGCACTTGCCCGTTCTCTTATCTTGTTTTCAAACGTCTTTTCCCTTCTTTTTTTCATTGCCTCCGCCTCAGCGATCACCTCGTTGACGACCATCTTGTTCCACTTAGGATTAAATCCCTCCTGCCCCCGTTCAACAAAATATTTTTTGTGATCTCTTATTTGATTTTTAGTTAATGCCATATTGGTGGGGGGTGACGGACTTGAACCGTCAAATTAAAAGGTCTTCAACATACCAGATTGGAAAATATGTGTTTGTTATTAGGACTCTTTAATCAATCTTATCCCCCCTAATTGGCGGTCAGGTACTTGTTACGGGCTTATTGTTTCCCCGCCATTTCCTGTCGAGGCGCCGCCAAAATCCGCCTTTTTAATCAGTCTTCTGCGTTAACCTACCATTCGCCCCTGGCGAAACACATAGTAAGTTCATAAACCAGACCATCGTTGCCTGATAGGTAATATAGTCGGTGGTTCTGACTAATGCACCCGCAGACGGAGACTCAAGCCAATCTAAGTCAGATACCTGACAAAGTGTCCAAGTATCAAGATTGACAATAAGAACTTCTCCATCTGGAACGTCAAAATCCAAAAATACTCCTACCGTTCCATTCCCTGCGGCAAACTCCAATCCTGTCCATCCACCCAATAACTGGGTTTTATCAACTGTTCGTCTCATTGCTGTTAATATGTCGCCATATTTTTTAAACAATGATTTGTTGACAAAGATGGCATATTGATCACCAACTTGGGCATATTCAACTGCTGACAAATACTTATCCTCAATTGCTGATAAAGTAAGTGCCTCGCTGACTGTCCCAACTTGTGGAGTCCAACCCTGAGTAGATCGTGCAAGTGCTGCATAAAGCGATGTTCCTGTCGTTGTTGACAACGCTGATCGCAATCCTTGTATTTCTGAAGTACCCGCAGCCGAATTTGATCCATCTACTAAATAGATGGCATCATTTGCAACTGATGGAGTACCTACTGTCAATACAACGGTATTGCCTGTAACTGAAGATATAGTTCCGCAATAAGCGGCTGCCGTACCAATACCAATGCCTTGTCCAGCAAAAAGGTATTTAGAATACGAAATGTCGCCGTTTACGGTTCCATACCAATCAGTCGAGCGTCCATCATCCAAAGACGAGGAAGGTTGCTGAATCGTGAAGGTTGCTGTTCCTGCAGAGGAGGCAACTTCTGACACAACTCCCACACCATCACTATACATCTGTCTGTTTACGTTTTTAGCAAAATCTGATGCCAACTGTTTGGCCTGCCAGGTCAATTGATTTTCAACTGCACCTTTGGCGGTTTTGGTAGCATCAATGGTCAACTTCGAGATATCGAATGTTCCAGTTAAGATTTTTACTGCCACGCTTGCCTGACTAATGCCCGACTTGCCAGCACGAAGTTTGGTTCCATCATTTGCAAGATTTGCCAAACCCGTATTTCTGGTAGATCGAACAGGAGCATAGAAGTTATCGTTCATAAACGTAACATTTGCGTTCCTTTTTAATTGGTCAAGCAGAATCGTTTTCTTGTCAAAGTTATCCCTAATATAAGGCATGATAACTTTTTGCAGAGCGTTACTAACGTCCGAAATCACTATAGCCATATAATATTCACCCCCTTTCCTAATTAATTTTTAAACTTTTAACTCAATCTTACCCACCCTTACCGTATAAAGCCTCCTCAAGAGCCGATCTCAAGTTCTTATCAGTTACTTTCTCCTCTTTTGGAAATTTAGCCCCGGTTGTTTCCGTTTGTGACGTAAACCCCGGCTTCTTCATTTTCTCAAACTGTGTTTCTTTCCAAGCGTCCAACTCTTTCTCATAAAGGTCTTTATATGCCCTCTCAGGATTTTTAATACCTGTTTCAACCATGTGATTAAGGACTGTTTCTTTTTTGAACGCCGGCCTGCCATCTTTACCATCAATTTCTCCTTCATATCCCTCACACTCCTCTAGTAATTTCTCAGCCGACCGTTCCTGAAGATAACGAGTTCTAAATCTTTTATCAAGATACTCGTCAAACTTGTCTTCAGTCACAATCCCTATCTTTTTGGCTGCTTCCCTTGCCTGTTGGACTTCTGCTGGATTAAGGTCTTGTGCCGGTTCTTCCTTCTTGGTTTTTAGTTCCTCAAGTTGAGATTCCAACTCTTTAACCTTATTCTGGCTTCTTCCATATTCAGGCCAAACTCTGTCTAATTTAGTGTTGTATTTAGTCTCGGCTTCTTTAGCCAACTTGCCTAAACCTACTAAATCGCTTAACTCATCCTGAGAATATTCAGCCTCCCCTACTTTTACTTTTGGCGCTTCCGTTGGTGTTTCCACCGGAGCTGCCTTTTCTTCATCTTTTGAAAAAAAATCTCCACTCATGTTTACCACCCCCTTTCGAGAGTTCCAACTTCTAACTGGACTCCTCGACAAAAAAAGCCCACCTTTCCCAACCTTTCTAGTTTTGTTGGAATCGGTAGGCTTTTTCCTACTGATTAAAGATTAATATACTATTTAAACTTCGTCAAGTTTTTTAGCAATTTCCTGCTTCTCCTCGTCTGATAAAAATGGTGCCATATCATCTATCGGCAAAGACACCATCCGCCCATCAGGAAGCCGTTTAGATGATACTGTCACTACGTCCTGCCAAAACGGACAGATTACTTCACAAATCACCGTTCCCTTGTAATTTAACGTCTTTTCGACAAATTCTTCCAACTGAGAGTTGTCTTTAATCTTGAAGTATTTTATCCCGTAAGCTCTTGTGATCTTTTCAAGGCTTGGAAAAGATATCCCAGAGGTTGCGCTTTCACCGATAAACCTATCATTAAAATACCCACGTTGTGTATTTCTTATAGCCTGATATCCGCCGTTATTGGTCACAAATATCTTCGCTGGTATCTTGTGGTGAATGATTGTCTGAAGTTCATGAATATTAGTCTGAAACGATCCATCGCCTGTAATACAAATAATTCTTTGCGGATCAGCCATATAAGTTCCAACAATCGCCGGTAAGTTATATCCCATTGCCAACGTTGCGCCTGGGACAATAATTCTTTGATCTTTTTTCAATCTTACTGCTTGAGTTAAAACGTAAGTTGTAGTTCCGGCATCGGTAATATAAATGTCACGCTGGCGTGACAATTTAGATATTTTACCGATTAGATCATATATGTTTATCTCATCTTCGCCGGCTTTCGGATAACGTGAGTAGTATTTATACTTCAATTCCTGACAATTAGCCATCCACTTGTTAGTGAACTCAATCTTATGTTTTAATAATTCTTTAATAAACACTTTAGCGTCCTGTTCAATAAACAAGTCTATTTTTATAGTCTTTTTTAAGTGTTCAAATCTATCTATATCTACAACAATCTTTTTAGCTTTAGGCGCAAATTTGCTATATTCATGTCCCGTAAATGCCACCGCAAGGCGTGAACCTATTGAAAGTATCAAATCTGCATTCTGTAAGACTATATTTGCCGCCCGTTGACCTTTTACACCACCCGTTCCTACATAATACGGATGATCAAACTCAAATAAATCAACTCCCATATGCGGGGTAACGACTTGTATCTTAAATGTTTCAACTAATTGTCTTAATTCTCCAACAGCGTTAGATAATCTTATCCCGCCGCCAGCAACAATTACTGGTTTTTTGACAGATTTAAGCATTTTGACAGCTTTTTCAATGTTTTCGTCAATTATTGGATATTCTTCTCTTAAATTAGAACTTCTTAAATTATTCGGATTTATCTCAAAAGCGGCAACATTTAGTGGTATATCCAACCAAACAGGCCCAGGTCGGCCTGTTTTTGCCTCAAAATAAGCCGTTTCCAAGTAAAATCTGATATTCTCTGGTCTTTCAACTACCGCCGCATATTTAGTTAATCTGTTAACTATTGAAATAATATCAACCTCTTGAACGCCAAATTGACGCAAACTACTGCTCATTTGTGACCTTTTAGCCTGACTGGAGATAAAAAACACCGGGATTGAGTTCTGATACGCCTCCATCAATCCTGTAATTGTGTTAGTCGATCCTGGGCCTGACGTGACCATTACTGCACCTAGTTTATTATTTGTTTTGGCATAAGCCTCTGCCGCCATCGCACACGCCTGTTCGTGATGACAGCAGATATATTTGATCTTTTTGTGTTGAGCTACAGCGTCATTTAAAAACATTGCCCCGCCGCCTGCAAGTGTAAAGATATATGAAGCGCCTTTTTTGTAGAGAAAATCTATAACATAATCAGCAACCCTCATTAAAATAAGTATAACATATTAAACACCGACACCGAGTAGTGTCTTTTGCGGTCTAATAGTAACCCCTGCTTCTGCTGCTGCTTTTATTTCAACAGCAATTCCACCCAATTGTAGACCAGATGCCCATGTCATATTTACTGTAGTATCATTGCTGACTAAAAATTCTGTTGTAGCTCCAACTGCTGTTGAGGTCGTCTCCTCCCCTACTATTGCAAAACCTGTTCCAGCCGTTGTGACAACAGTTGCGTCAGTATCACCAAACGCCCCGTAAGTTGCATTATCTGCACTACCAAAAGCTGCAAGAGTTACAGTAAGCGTAGTTCCAGTTCCTGAAGTATCAACGTTGGTTGCCGATTGAACTACCGCACCTGATCCGTTAGTTCCACTTGTATCTACCCCAGCACATTCGTCAATTACCCAGACTACATTCGTTTGATTTTGTCCGCCAAAATCAATAGTAACCGCCCCAGCACTGGGACTTGCCACCATAGCACGAAATAATGTAACCCTCCTTCGTGTTGATCCTGCGTCATCGTGAATAACACTTCCTATTGCAACCCAAGTTAATCCATTTCCAGAAAGTGTGGGTTGATTTGGATTTGCTGTTATTCCTGTACGGCTTACGACCGTTGCCAAAATCAACCTATTTCCTGTAGGACTAATTGAAGCTGTAGTTGAAGAACTATTACCATCAGCGTCAACTCCCGAAGTTAAATTAGCTGCTGATACTGCCATTTGACTTTTATTACCCTATAATATATAATATGATCATGTTAGATTTTCTTAATGTTTGGTCTGACTCGAAATGGTATGAAAAACTACTTTTACTTTTAATTACTCCTTTTGTTTATGCTCTATATATTCCTGTTGTAATAATGATTGTTATCCTTGATCATGTTAAGCTTCCTTTCAAAAACTTATCATAGTTTAGATTGTTTAAGCTGATATGAAATAACTAACGTTAACATCAATCGTGCTTGCAGCTGAAATCCAGCAGACTAAGTCCTGATTAGTCATTCCAGCATTAACAGGAAGCGGAAATGATTTTTGAATACCGCCTTGCGCCCCAAAGTTACCTTTGGCTAGGACTGAACTACCATTAAGAGCAGTCCCAAAACCAACTAGTGTGGTAATAGTTCCAACGTTATTAACAATCGATACGTCATTGATCCAAGTTGATGTTCCTGATCCAACTGAAGCTGATCCGATAAGGGTTCCGTAAGCAGCGGCAGTTCCACCGAATGTAGTTCCATAAGTTAAGATATTTCTTCCAGTTCTTCCATCTAGTTTAATAGTTCCTATGTTTAATGTTCCGCCTAAAAGATTAGAGATAGTTCCTGCGAGCTGATTAGCGATTGTTCCAGCATTTAAAACTGTAGAGATAGTCCCTGCCAGTTGATTGTCAATTGTACCGCCTAAAAGTTTGGTTATAGTACCCGCTAAAATATTCTGCGTTGTACCTGCGTTAAGAACATTTGATATTGTTCCAGCAAGAATATTTTGTGTAGTTCCAGCATTTAAAATAGTTGATATAGTCCCAGCTAATTGATTAGATACCGTTCCTGCTTTAAATAATGTTACTTCAGATACTACACCTACTGTTCCGCCTGGAATATTAGGTAATACTGTTATAGTTCCAACATTAAGCGTACCCGATGCCATCTTTGTTATTAAAGTTCCGTCAGATATGAGATCAATAGTCCCTCCAGTTAAATCCCCCATTGTAGTGGTTACTGTCCCCGACACTGGTACAGTACCTGAAACAGTTGTTGTTCCAGCTGTTACAACCACAGAACCTGTAGTTAAAGAAGATAATACACCGATTGTACCTCCTGGAATGTTGGGTATTGTATCTAATGTCCCACCAAGCAACTTTGTAATAGTCCCAGCAAGTTGGTTTTTGACTGTACCACCGTCTAAGATCGTTGAGATTGTGCCACCTTTCAGTAAAGTAACCTCTGAAACTACCCCGACAGTTCCACCTGGAATATTTGGAATAACGGTTAAAGTTCCCGCTTTTAAAACGTCAATCGTTCCAGCTTTTAGCATATCTATCGTACCACCGGACAATAAGTCTATTGTCCCACCGGACAAATCACCCATTGTAGTTACGACTGTTCCAGAAACCGGCACAGTTCCAGATATTGTTACAGTTCCATCTTTAAGAGTATCAATTGTACCCGCTGTTATAGTACCTACCGTTACAACAATTGAACCTCCTGCGAAGTTTCCTGAAACTGGGACTGTGCCTGAAATCGATATTGTTCCATCTTCAATCACGCCGATTGTTCCTACTGTATTTATATCTCCTACAGTAATAGTGGCACCGGATAAAGAAGCTGATGTTACTAATTCCCCACTATCATTAATAATAGCCCGTCTTGTTTCAGCGGTTCCTGATGTGCCTGAAGCTCCAAGCAATGACCAATTTTGATTTTTATCCTGTATGGAATTTTCGTCAGACATATTTATATTTGAGTTACTACAACTCCACTCGGTTCTCCACCGATATAGTCAACTGATAAAACTTCTCCTCCACCAACTGCTGGACTATACTCAACCAACATCCATAGGGTTGATATTTGAGCTGCATTAGTATCACTTGTTGTTATTTTTACTCCAATTTGCGAAGTGTCAAGTAATGCCTTTGTCCAACTTTCGCTATCTGGAGTCTGATAAAGAGTCAGGGAATAATTTCTGGGAACAGCATTGGTGTTAGTTACCCAAGTTGTATTGGCAGGTATTATTTCTGCACTTTCCAAAACTGTTCCTGCAGAGGCTTTTTTGGCTCTTACTTTAAACCCTGCATTAGCACTAGCTCCTTCACCGTTATACCTTACTCCAACGGAAATTAAATTAATATCGTCTGTTGCGCCTATCGAAGCTGGAGCATTATCAATATTATAATCATCTGTATTTCCAAACTCTCCTCCAAAATCAGAATAATTATAAGTAGTCGCATCATCAGGTGTAACCTCATCAACATTCTGATAATTACTTTCTCCTGAATTAGGAAATTTAAATAATTCAGAGTTATCTCCCGTAGCATTTGGTCTTAAATGAACTATTGATCCAGCTCCGGGGTAAGAGTTTTGGAAAGAACCAGTTGAATCGTTAATAGCGATGTCATCAAAAAACCAATTTCCCGTAGTTTGAGCTTCCGTTGCTAAATTTCCACCAATTGCAATACCTTGTATGCCAATAGATAAATTTCTATCAGAAGCTGTAGCAAAATCAACTCCATCAACTTTTGCAGTTATTACATGAGAACCTGCCGCAGCTGTAATATCAAACAGAATCTCAATTCGATACCATATATTTACAGATAACGTAGTGGTTCCGGTTATTTGACCATCTTCATCATAAAGTTTTAATACTCCCGCATTATTGATAGTTATATATACTTTTTGATTGACTATGCTATCAGAAGTAATTGTAGCAATAATTCTATTTTCAGCTGAAGGTAGAGTAGCAACCCTAAAATAGGTTCTTAAATAAAATGGCCCATTATTGTTGGCGGATTTAAAATTAGTACGAACTGATCTTCTTTCTGCACTAATTAGTCCAGTAACATTAAGTGAATAAGTACCACTTCTAACAGTTGTTGTCGAAAATGTAAAAGTACCACTAGCGTTATCCCATTCTATTAATTGTGATGCTAACTCTAATCCGCACGACCATAATCTAGCCATATTATTTTTTAATAGGCTTTTCCTCGCCTAACTTTCTAATTTTGTCGCCGATCTTGCGCTGAGGAAATATCCTCTTAGGTGTAAGATCAACTATCTCCTGTTTTTTTCTAATAATCATCATTTTAGTCCCTGCTGATCCTTCAACTGTTTTAACAACTTCAGCCTCCATCCCATGCTGGGATAGAAAATCTGCGAACTGTTTTTCAAACTCAAATAGATGCGGCCATGTTTCAGATGGATCGAAGAGATAAGTATAGCTTAGAACAACAAGTGGTTTCATAGTTTTTTTAATGCTTTTTTAACAGTCTCATGGTCATAGCTTCCGCCTTTTCTTTTCTTTTTAGAGCGTCCGGCTTTTGACATCGCAATCGCAATACTTTGCTTTTGCGGATAGCCTGAGTGCATAAGCTCACTTATATTTTTACCGACTACCTTGTCGCTTTTTCCCTTGAGTAGAGGCATTTGTGTTTTGTGAACTGGTAACTTGATTCATAACTTTGTCTTTGAGTTCTTTAGCGGTTATATCTTCAGGTGATAATCTAATCCCCGCTTGACCCGCTAATTGGACTTTTCCTTCGTCAGGAAGGTCTTTAAATGATATTGATTTGCTTGGGCCTTTTTCAGGTTCTCGTTCTTTATTTTGAGTGTTTTCAATCAAACCTGAATCTTTAATAGCCTGTAAAGCGCCAAGCGCCGACTCCTGAACTCTCTTTTGAGATGCTTCTTCGCCCACCTCACCCGCTTCTTTCAAAGCCTCTAGAATTGCTACTTTCATTTGCATCAGCTGTTGATCGCCCATCGGTTGCTCCTGTTGGCCTTTGTCGATAGCTTCCATGAACTCCTCGGTTGAGCCGAACTGAAACACCTCCAAGAAGCGTTTGACTACCTCAACTACGGCAGGTTGCGGGATCATGCCGTTTTTAGCAAGTTCGGATATAAACTGAATAATCTGTTGCATGGATGCTTTCTTGCCTTCAGTCGTGTAACCTAAACCTGACTCAACGTCTATATCTACAATATAATCAGACTTAATAGGAGTAGCATTAGGCACATTCATTCCCGCCCTCCGCCTTGCCTCTACCCCATACTGTCCGATGACATCGTAGTAAGTCGGCTCACCTTTCTCCAGCATAAATACAGTCTGCGGCTTAATGAAGTATTTGCTGGCTACATCAATCATTTTCTCAGCAATCATCCGTGCTGTGTTTTTAAGCTGGTTTGAAGCTATTTTTAAGTTAGCATATTCAGTTGCTTTCATTGACTCAATAGCGATCCCTGACTTCACGCCTTCTGGTAATTGACCTAGAGCTGATGTTGATGCTCCTTGTTCTTCGATTAGTTTCTCCAAGAAACTCAAGTAGTTAAACATAAAAGGAGGAATTGATGCGATATTCGCTTGGGTTGGCGGGGTGGCTGTATACTCTAACACCTGACCGCCTGGCAAGTTGTTGATCTGAAAATCCTCACCTCTGCGCTTTAGCCACGTTCCTGATACCATCGTATTAGCGTATCTTTCAATCCGTGATGCAATAATATCAAGCGATTTATTAAGTGGGATAAACCTTTCTAAGAGTGATACCTGATAGATCGGCCCTGGCTCAAATCTGAAATCAACAAACGGGTAATCGGGGACATCAATATACTCATCTAAAAGTGTAATACCTGATGTGCTAAAAGAATGACGCATCACCATGTCCCCCTTGCTTTTGCCTTCCATTACGCCTGACTTGCCGCTTTTCTTAGACACCTCAGCCCAGTTATCCGAATTAAGATATTCTTTAATAAACGCCTCTTTCTCTAAAAGTGTTGCGGCGTAGTCTGACTCTGACCCTGTAGCGTATCTTGCGTTCATATAAGCCTCTTTAACCTCAGATGAGGCAAACTTATTATCAGGCGACAGTTGTTCTTTTGCCTCCTCGTCAAACAATTCATTGGCCTTAATCTGTGAGATCAGCTTTGGCATTGACTTGATAATCGCCGGAGAGTCATAGATTGAGGTCAGGTTGCCTTGCAGGTAAATATCAAACGCATCGAACACTTGAGCGTTGATCTTTTCCTTGACCGCATCCGGCCATATTTGCATAAAAGATACACCATGCTTAGTAGCCAGAATAACCATATAAGTCAATAAGTCTTTAAAGTGCATCTTCTTCCATTCTTCCTTGAGCCAGTGGCCTATCTTTTTAGCAACATCTTTCGCCTGATCTTTTGCCTGTTGTAGTTCCTGTTCTTGATAAGCAGTTATATTTACTTTTTCAGGGTAGATTATCGGTGTCGGGTCAAGTTGAAGTAACAAGTTTGCCACACCTCTAATTTGTCTTGAAGCCTTTGGTAACGCCCTCTGTGGTAAGTTAACATTTTGCCGTTCTGATAAATCTATAATTCTATTTGTAGAGCGTGAAACATACCTGAAGTGGTATCCATCATCAAAGAAGTTGTTATCATACCAACGGCGTTCAAAAGACTTGCGCTGGTTTTCAAATGACTTAATCATTGCGTCAACTGCCTTGCCTATATTTTCTGATGGGATATCTGAAGTGCGATCCTTGTCCATGTTTAAGTTTTAATAGCCTGATTAAATAACTTATCATCAGCGTCTTCTAAAGGTATTAGATCGGGTTCTAGAGTAGACTTGGCTGATTCTTTTTCAATTATCGCACTTGATGTATATTCGGTCAAGTTTTTTGCTAATACGGCTTTTGTAAGTTTGTCCACTTGATCTTTATTGGATTTTGTTAAGTAAGCAACTTCAACCAACAAACCGATGATAACTGCACCTAAAATTAATTCACTCATATATTTTATTTTAAACTTTTAACTCCTCCCTGTACTGGGGGTTGGGATTTAATATATTTCCCATAACCATTATCTTCTAACCATTGCCTTGCTTTTGCAGCTCTTGCTAAATACTGATTGGATTCATTGCTCCCTAGGTTTATCTTAGCTTGTTCTATAGATTTGTTAAATGTATCTAAAACATTTGTTGGATCAAGATTTGCTCTTAAATTAACTGCTTTTTGTGCTTTCATTATAGATCCCACACCTTGTGGTTGTGCCATACCAGCAAAAGCCATCATATCTAACATCCTTGCTATTTGGACATCCTCTGGTTTCATTTTCTTATATCCTTCTTCCAATATCGCTGCCCTTTGTGTCCATATCGGCCAATTTTGTGCCATTGATAAAGCTGATTTAGCTAATTGTGGAATTTGTGAAGCTATCTGCGTTGGTATAAGCCCGGGAAGCGAACGTCCCATTGAGTAACCTGAAGTTTGTTCCTCTAATGTTGGTTGTTCTGGATATGGGGCTGATGGTGCAGTTGTTGCACCTTGCCATAGTCCTTGAGTTTGTCTTTTTACTATATTTAATACTACTCCTGCTAACTCATGCCAAAGGCTTTTTTTAGGTTCCATAGTTTAAATAATAAATTGCATATAGTTAATCGTCAAGTTTTTCGTTCAGCGGTAAACATTGTCGGATTTGAATAGCGGATTTTACCAATTATCTCATTTCCGCTATTATCCATTAATTTTAACGCCCATTCAGTTACAAAATTCTTAATTTTAAGATATTTAACTTCAAATCCATAGGGTTTTAACAAATATTCTATACTATCAGGCCGACAGGGATAAGGCTTATAATGCCCCTCACCTATGATAAAATTAATCTTGTCTGCCACCTCCCTAAAAGACGGCGTTGAAAATATCTCATACTCTGCTCCCTCAACATCTATTTTAAGTAAATCTATATGTTTAATCTTATTCTCTTTAAAAAACATTTCTAAAGTTTTAGTTGGAGTAGCTTGCGCTAATTGTTCACCCTCAAAATATAAGCTCATTCCGCTTAAATACCGTGTGAGGTTTGCGCCACCGATTGCTAAATGATAATTTGTGCAATTTAATCCTTTAACATTAATTTCTAACGCTTTAAAATATTCATTCTCCGGTTCAACTGCATAAAACTGGCAGTCTTTACGCTGATTAAAATATAATACTGATATCCCAATATTCGCACCCAAGTCTAGAACAACTGGTTTCTTAATCTTTTTTATGTGTTTTAATCCCTCCTTGTAATGTTCTGCTTTAAATATCTCGCCATAGATAATACTAGTATATTTAACAGAATCCGGCTTATTAGGAAAACTGATTATCCTTTTTGCACCACCAATCTCAATTTCTGCGGTGTTCATTTAATAAAAAATCTGGACTTCCAATATAACGCAAATGGGTTAGGCAGATAAAACTCGGTCGCCCGAAACCACTTAAAGTCAGGGTGTTCAAAGAATTTATAATTACGGTGGATGATCCAGATGACTACAGGCACCTCACCCACCTTGAAAGAGGCATAATCTTTAGTCACTTCCGCCTCCGGTCGCAACATCTTAAAGATACTTTTACCTGACTTGCTCCACTCGCTCTCCTTTACCCCAATTGATAACTCTTTAAGCTCAAACGGCAGATTTTCAACCATTTGTTTAGCTATTCCTTCTAAAAGAAAGAATGGCACAAGACACCGTTCAAGCGTATCCTGAACTTCCATAAGGGCCTTCTCGACTTCTTGTGTACTGAAGGTTCTGCCCTTATTGAGTGTTCCAGTCAGCCCACGTATCTTCCTCTGATTCATATTGTTTTTTAGCTTGTTTGTAAGCCAAAGACACCAAATTTATATTTTTCTTTGGAATTTGTAACATTAAAGGTTGCAGTGACCAGATAGCTAAGCTATGGGCAATAACAATATCGTCATTAAAACCTTCTAATGCTCCATATCTAATCTTACCTGTCGGCCCAATCTCATAGCTGAAGTTATCAAACTCAAAAGCAGTTTCATCTATAGGCAGCATTCTTATCTTGCCCTGTTCAATCCAGATAGATAGCTTTTCAATCAATTCCTTTTTAGACGGTTCAGTAATCTTATAAGGCTCAACCGGAACATTAAATCTTAAAAGATCATCGGCTATCGGATCACCCAAACCCGTTGCATCCAGCATAATCAAAGCATTATTGTAGTGCCGACTGATTTCAACTAATCGTTTCTTTTGAAATGGCCACTCTAAAGTCTCCCAACGGTTTTGATACACTTGTTGGTTGTTCTGCCGGTCATAAACGCAGACTACGGTGTAATCAGTGACTTTAGCTAAATCAACGCCCATGACATAGATATGTTTCGGATTAGGCGGCGCAGGTGTAGCAGTCATCACGTCACGCACACCTCGGAAGATTGATCCCTCACCCTCTAAAAACTCGCACATCATCTCCTGATTAAAGAGTGCTGATGACATTGATAGCTTTGCGTTAGCAAGTTGTGTTGGAGTAAATATTCCAGACTCCGTAGCCCTCAAAAGCCATGACTTCCATTCGCTATTCTCATATAAACCACGTTGATAAAGTTCAAATAAATGGTTCTTACCCTTAGGTGTGCCGACAAACCAACACCAACCATCATTGGCACGGACTATCGGCTCAACTACCCTCTGCCACGTTTCATACTTCATCTCTTCAAACTCATCCAAAACTACACCCATTGGGCCTGATCCCAGTAAACTTGCCGGATTGTCAGCGCCTTTAAGTTGTAAGATTGATCCACCACGAAGATAAATAACTAGCTCACTATCATTTTGTTTTACAATCAATTCTTTCGGAAGAATATTAAATAACATACTTGGATCACGCCATACGGCGTCTTTTGCCTCACCATATGTCGGAAACACATGCCAATAAACGCCTTTTCTATATAGTGCCTGACGTATCAACTCGTTTATCGCCGTTGTCGTCTTTCTTGCCCGTCTGTGCCACACTGTCACCTTGAAGCGGTGCTGATCCTTGATCACCGACTTTTGATGTGCCATTAGCCGATCCCAGTTCGGGAATATTGTATCCTCCTCCGACGAGGTTGATTGATAATGGTTGTCCATCTACACCTGCTAAAATCTTCTTTTCCGTTTCAATCATAGCGTGATTAACTTTAAGAAGAAATATCGCCATGGTAGAGTTAACTTCTTTACCTCCATACATTCCATCATCAATTAATTGTTTCTTTTGTAATGCTTTTAGCTTTTTTATTGTAGCGTGAAATTTTGGATATCGTTTTGAGTAATCGCTTATCCGTTCATCGTCTAAATCAAGATAGATTGCTAATCCCTCTATCGTTGGAAGTGATGTCTGTTCCCGTCCTGTTGTAGTAATATATTCTTCAGCTTTCCTGATGAGAACATCTTCGCCCGGATATTTGAGAGGTCTTCCTACTTTTCCCATATATATAAGAACCCATTTCTTCTGATATATGGATGGAGGCTATTTTTGTCCTCTAAATATCTAATACTTTTAGTGCTATTTTAATAATATCTTTACATTCTTCACCATAATTATTTTGAAGAATAAAAAAAATGATGAAACATTTTATCGTCTTTGAGAAAAAGAGAATATAATTTTTTAAGTAAAGTTAAAGGATGTTTTAGATCAAGCGAACGAATATGAATAGTTATCATATCTAATATAAAGTATAGTAGTGTGTTATAGTCATTGTCAACTTGACTTTTTATTTGAAGCCCTTAAAATATCTCTTTATTTCCAATTTCAAATAAAACCAACCTTGTTTTAAATAAAAAATTCCTTCATTCCAATAACTTATTCCACACATATTGGTAAAACAGTGAGACAATCTATTTAAAAAAAACCCTTTATCATTACGAGAGAAATTCCCTACTGCAATTTCAGCTTGCAGATTAAATAATTTATCTAAATAGAATTGGAGTGCTTTAACTTTTTTTCTTTCGCCGAACTGACCTTTCTTTTCTGGATATGGATATTGATAAATTGAATAACCTATATTGTGCCTTTTTAAGTATTGAGACAATTCTTTATATCGGTTGGTTCTAACTAGCAAATTGGGTTCAAAAAAGAAGTGAGAGTTTTTATCTTTAAATCTGCGATATAATCTATAGGCTTTTTCAACATCTTTAGTAAAAGACTTATCGAAAAGATAGACCGTCTTCATATATAAATAGTAATACTTAATTTTAAAAATGTCAATAAATAACTTGACAAATAAAAAATATGCTATAATTTTTAATAATGTCTAAAATCCTAGACGCAGACTTTAATTATATTTCTTCACAATCCCTTCCTTTTAGCGATCTGCAAGGTAAAACAATATTAATATCTGGCATATCCGGCTTCATCGCTTCCTACTTAACCAAACTATTGCTATATCTGAATGATTTTTATGAGTTGGAAGTTAATCTGATCGGGGTAGTCAGAAATGAGAAACGGGCTAAAGCTTCATTTGGTAATCTTTTAAGACGCAAAGACTTCAAGTTGATTATAAAAGATATTAGCGCCCCTTTAAAATTAAATAAAGTAGATATAATAATTCACGCCGCCTCGATCTCCAGTCCAAAGTATTTCAAACTATATCCAATTGAAACCCTGTCGCCGAATGTTTTAGGTACTATGAATTTATTGAAGTTGGCTAAAGATAAGAAGGCCGAGCTTTTGTTTATCTCTTCAGGTGGTGTGTATGGAGAGACAATCGGGCTGACTAATGAAACCTCCTATGGTTATCTTGATCCGCTGGACTCACGTTCCTGCTACCATGAGGCAAAAAGGATGGGTGAGACAATATGCAAGGCTTGGTTTAACCAATATGGTGTTCCAATTAAAATAGTGCGGCCTTTCCATGTTTATGGGCCAGGAATGAATATCCATGACGGGCGGGCAATTGCCGACTTCATCAAAGATATACTAAAAAAAAGGGCAATTGTTTTAAAAAGCGACGGCACAACCGTCAGGTCATTTTGTTATCTTGCCGATACGATTATGGGAATTTTGACGGTTCTATTAAAGGGTGAAACAGGACAAGCATATAATATCAGCAACGATGAAGCCCGTAAAAGCATTAGAGAGATTGCTGAACTTATTGTTAAATTATATTCCCGCCTTAATTTACAAATCAAATATATAGTCAGAGATTCTAAAGACACTTATCTCACAAGCAGAGTATTAGACAATAATCCAGATATTTCAAAATTGCGAGCGTTGGGTTGGAGACCTGCATTTGATCTTGAAGAGGGATTTAAAAGAACAATCGACAGCTTTATCGAAAAATAAAGTTGGTATCCTTCACATCATCAGTCATCTTGTTAAATGGTTCGTTGTTTATAGTGTAGCATTTGTAATTCAGTTCAGCCAGAAACTTTATTATATCATTTGGGTGGTAGTTGAATTTAGCGCAATACTTTCTCATCATCTCGCAAAATATTACCGGGTGGTCGTTTGCTATTGTTTGTCTTGCACCTTTTAAGACAAATAGTTCCATCCCTTCAGCGTCTATTTTAATAAAGTCCACGTCGGCAAATGCAAACAAATCCAAAGTCAACAGTCTAACTTTAACCTTTTTTGCTTTTAGTTTTTGTGTGTCGCCGAAAGAAGAAGCGGCGGGGAAGCCAGGGTAGTAATTGAAAATCTCAATACTGGCCTTATTTGACAAAGCGACTTCATAATCCCTAACATTCCTTACTTTATTTACTGCCAAATTTTTCCTTAAATACTTTATTGTTTCAGGCATCGGCTCGAAAGAGTAGATTTTGGATGCAGGGTAGGTTTTGCTCAAAGAAATCGACCACCAGCCAATATTTGCGCCGATATCTATTATCGTTCTTGGCTTTTTCAACAAAGATACAATTGCCTTCACCTCACGCCTTTCGTATGGGTATTCGGCAAACTCAACCCCGCAAATTGTAGCTTTCATATATCTCTCCTCCACCGCCCATTTTTAACCGGAGAAGTGCGATGCTTTGGCTTATTGTGTAGCCTCAAACCCTGTCCCCCGCCGACTTTTTTATTTTTAATTAACTTTTTAAGATATTCCCTTGTTTTAGCAAACTCAAGTAGTGGTCCATAAATAAATCCTTCCTCCCAGGCACGAATACACCAATCAGATGTATCAGTTAGATATAGTATAGCCTCATTCTGATAGCCTTTTTTAAGCGCTTTGTTTGGGGCTAGATGCCGAATTTCAATATGATCAACCTTTGCGCCATACATGGTATAAAAAGCGGCTTGGTAAATATCTTTGGTTTTAATGTCCATGATTCATTCTAAAATAAACTAACTCACCACAGACCCCGCATTCGATTTGAAAGTTGTTGGATTTTACTTTAGTAAGTCCTCGATGAAAACGCAAGATACAGAAGTTGCCGTCATTGTCTATCTCACCTAGTATTTCTTTTTTGCCCTTTAATTCGCAGGCCGGACAAATTATAAGTTTCTTGTCCATGTATGGTATGATTATATAAGAAAGGAGGAAAAAATGCCAGAAGTACCAAAATATGCACCAGAAGTTCGGCCAACAGTCATTGGTGTTACTTCCAAATGTTCAGATTGCGATTGGCAAATGGGATTGCAGGGTCCAGTGGCACAAACACAGGAAAGAGCAGATCAAATAGCAACTACCCATGAGCGAGAAACCGGACACGCTGTAAGGATAACTAATGTCAATCTTAATTTACCACGCTGAATAATTTGCACTTGACAAGAATAAAAAAAGAGTTTACTATTTAATTGATTGAGTTTTTTCGCTCGTTTCGGAAACTCAATATTTTACATTCCCTCGAAAGTCAAAAGCTCTTGGGGGGATGCAAGGCTTACAGCCTAAAGGGGATGAGGAGTAGAAATTAACAATGAATGATGAAATATGAAAATTGAACTTCAAACAAAACTTCTAAAACTTAAGGGCATACTAAACGATATATCCCACGCCTCTTTCTCTTATTCACAACTTGGCCGGACTTATCATTTAAACACACTTACTGACGCTGAAGCAGAAAAACTTATAACTGCTTATCAAGAAATAATCTCACAAGTTAAAAGTTCAATAACGAACAATGAAATATCGACAGATCGAAACAAACTTCTGGGAAGATAATTACATCTTATCCCTTAATAATCTCGAAAGATTGTTCTTTATTTACCTATTTACTAATCCTAAAGTAAATATGTGCGGAATTTATGAATTGCCTGATAAGACAATCTGCTATACCCTAGACCTTACCCTAGCAACGCTCGGTTCTTTAAAATCAAAATTAGAGAAAGATAACAAATTCTACTTCTATAAAGGATGGATATTTGTTGTAAACTTCTCCGACCACAATATGTATTCGCCGGCAAAACCAGTTGTTGCCTCGTTCATCAAAGATTACAATAATATCCCATCAGAAATTAAACATTATTTCTTCAATAAACTTAACCTTTCTTATTCCTTCCCAATTTCAAATGCTGATGAGATATTGGTTAAGTATAAGGATAAGGTTAAGGATAAGAGGGTAGGGGTTACCCTAGACCCTACCCTAGGGGATAACCTAGAAAGGATTGATCCAGATGAAGTTATTAGGGGATTAAAATTAAATAAACAATGAAAAAGACAAGAATAGGCAAAATTTGTTTATATTGTAAGAAACCATTTAAGGTTATTCCAAGTTTAGCAAGATTGAAATATTGTTCCCAATTCTGTTATTGGAACATAGGAAGAGAAACCGTAATATGTTTTATTTGCAAGAAAAAGTTTATTTATAAAAAATGTTATAAACGAAAATTATGTTCTTTTAAATGCAGAAATAAATATTCGGCCAAAATTAAACCAATGTTAGGATATAAACATAGTTTAGAAACAAAAAGGTTGATTAGTTTAAAAAGTAAAGGACATCCACCAAATTCCGGTTCTTTTAAAAAAGGAAATAAAACATGGAGTACGGGAAAAAAAAGACTAGACATGGAGAGAAGCAAACATTGGAATTGGCGGGGAGGAATTACTAAAGAATTTAAAGTACTTCGTCAAAGCTTAGAATACAAACAATGGAGAAAATCGGTTTTTGAAAGAGATAATTATATCTGTATTTGGTGTGGGGCTAAAAGCCAAAAAGGAATTAGAGTTTATCTTCAAGCAGACCATATAAAACCTTTCGCATTCTACCCAAAACTTCGATTTGATATTACCAATGGACGAACTCTTTGTTTACTCTGTCATAGTAAAACAAAAACATATAAAAACGGAAGTTTAGGAAGAGATAATAGAGGCAAATTTTATAGTTTGCCTGAAATAAGCATATGAAAAGATATATTTTTACAAAACACGCCATAATTATAGAAATGGAAAAACACATCTTTGGAACAAAATATTATATTAGAGACAAATATATAAAAATAGCTAAAAGTAGAAATTTAAAACTTGTTATTAAAACGCCGGACGGAATAGCAACTTATACCGCTTCAGCTTGGATGGATGGGGCAGATCGTATGGAAAAAGTATTTAATTTTCCTGATCGCCCAATGATTTTATTCGGAAAGCACATAAAAAAAGATGTCTTAAGGCGTGATAAGCGAAAGAAAATAGAGAAGCGGCTGAATCAGGATTACAATTTAAAGGGTTATGGGCAACTTTTACGAGCATGGAAGGAAGTTCAGAATAAGATATGATACAGTTTGATATAAATGATCCTATTGACAAGTCTTTAATAATAATTTACACTTAATCTCATGATTGACAAAATGTATTCACTAAAAGAATTAAGCAAAAAGTTCAATGTTCCATATATGACTCTTTATAGATGGGTTAGATCCGGCAAATTAAAAGGCAAACAAGATATAAATAGATTTATGGTTAATGAATGGTATGTTTCAGAAA